TGGTATCTCCTTCTATTTTTCTCTCTAAAAGTATTTCAATTTTTTGCACTTCACACTCGTTTCTTTCTTCACATCTTTTTCTTTCCTTTTATTATTCATCATGCTGACTTGTATGTATGTATCTATGTATGTTGAAAAAAGTTAATTTGTCTTTTTCATTTAATTCTAAAATACGTTTTATTTTTTCATCTGGTATTATATTTTTACCGTCTGATAGATTATTTACATTTATGTAATTCATTATTATTCGGATTACATTCGTGCGTGTATGTTTTTCAGTTGGCAAACAATTCAAAAAAATACACATTTCTTTTGAAAAATCCAATTTTTTAGATAAAACCTGACTATTTTTTATAGGTTTGCTATGACTCGAAGTTACATTTTTAATTTTATTTGCTATATCTTTTTCTAAAACATTCACTTCGTTATTTAATAATTTAATATCCTTTTTTAATGACAAAAACAGCTCTTCGATTAATTTTATGTCATTTTGTACAAAAATGGTTGATAATTCCATATGGTGTATATGTAATTATCTTTATGTATTGATTGATTATATCATAATAGTTAAATTATTATTAATCTGTAGATAGATATTCTTCTACTAGTGAATTCGTTTGAATATTCATTCCACAATCACAATTGCTATTATCTGGAGAAGATTTCATAGATACCGTTTGACTCTTTCCTTGCCCTTGCCCTTGCCCTTGCCCTTGTCCTTGCCATTGCCCTTGCCCTTGCCTTTGCCTTTGCCCTCTGAAAATTTAATACCTAATTTTTCATCATTCTCATTATCTGTCGGAGATGAAGAATGTAGTTGTCGACGTTCATTCCTTGTTTCACACATAAGTTTGTCACGGTTTGGTCCTGTTACGTCGGTTGCAGTAACCTTTTCTTTGTCTACCTCTACCATTTTGAATTCACAATATTCTCCTTCTACCAAATAACGAAATTGGTCTGTTGAGGTTTTAATCGCAGAATGATGCACGAACACATCTGTGTTCTCATTTACAGAGATGAAACCATAACCCGCTTTGTTGTTAAACCATTTAACGCGTCCTGTGATACGACTTTCTGCTGCTGACATGTTATAATAGTATACATATAACAAATGTCTTTAAACCATTATTATTGTAATTCCACATTCCAATCATATATGTTATCATTTTCATACCCGTGTAAGGTTTTTAAATTGTTAAATATATTCATTAAATAATCATAATCAGGGTCTTCGTCATATTCTAATCGTCTACAATATAAAATATATGTTATTAGTTCTCCTGGAACATCCTGAAACTGTTGTAGTATGTTATTTTTTTGTTTTTCATCTCCAATCATGTTATATTTAATCTCTTTATCACTATGTTTAATGCCTTGCCAAGGTAATTTACCTTGTAATAAATATAACAATACAAATCCTAGTGATTCTAAGTCATCTCTTCTAGATGGACACATACCTTTGTGATTATTTATACTTGCATACCTAGCCGTACCTGTGAGCTTTTTATTATTCACAGATGGTATATGATTATCTTCTTCATCCAAATACCTTTTTGCAAGACCAAAATCAATTAAATACACCTCATTTGTTTTTCTATCTACCACAAAATTATCTGGTTTAATATCCCGATGAATAATACCGTTTTTATGTATTATAGATAATCTTTCTATCGTTTGTAATGCAATTTGGATAACGCTTTTCAACGATAATTTATCCCCACACGCATCTTTCATATCTTCTAGAGATTCGTCAAACAAATTTAAAACAAGATAATTAAATTTACCTTCTTTTCCAAACGAAAGCATTTTAGGTATTCCTTTTGTATCTTCAAGATTTTTATATATTTTAGCCTCATGAATCAGTAAATTAGTACTACTAGATTTTTCAATTTTAATTGCAACAAGTGTATTATTATTTATATTTAATCCTTTGAAAATTTTTCCAAATGTTCCTTCTCCTATTTTAGAAATTACACGATATTTTCGTTCAACGATTAAACTTAGCGGTTTTTCATTATTATTCATCTATATATATCAAGTTATACCTCTTTTTATAACTTTAAACATTATAATGTAAATTACTCTAATTTTTTATCTGTATCGTTCTTTTTGTTTGTATCTGTTGCATCATTAGATTTAAGACTAAATAATGGTGTAATCTGTCTTTTAATATTTTGATTTTGGAGAAGTCTCTGTACTAATTTCGGGAAGATCGCAACTGTATTCATAAAAGTTCTGTACTTGAATACTGCAACAGTTGCTTTCTCACCAAATTCAATACTATACCACCAATAAGACGGAATATAAATAATAGACCCTTCTTTCATATTTACTTCTAAGCATTTTATTTTTTCAAAATCTTCTGCGTACTGTGATTGTACTTCCCAAGGATTAATTGGGGTGTTAAATTCAAAAATTTCATAATCAGAATGATGATACAAATATTTTCTGCTTTTAGGAGGGGCTAATTTAATGCGTATATTTCCTTCAGTAACCATAAAATAATTTCTATAATTTACTTCATAGCGAAATGGTGTTCTAACGCCATTATGCGCAACCATAATATCATATATACAGTTAGATACCATATTTGGACGGATTAACGCATCATTATATTTAAATATTTTATTGAGGGATGTTTCATCTAAAAACTCAGCATTTTTTTCAACAAGGTATTTATTTGAGGCATCCTCTTTTATTGCGATATTTGCTTTCGTAAATGAAATTGGAATGTACAATTCTTCATCCTCTTTATTAGAAATATCTAAATTTCTAATTTTAACTTCAAATGCTCCATATCTATTTTGTATTGCGTCACGTGTACACGATTTTAATAACTCGTCATTTGGATAATCAAATATTACAGGTTGTCTCATATCACATACTTCTTCTAATTTTTCTTTAGAAGGTTGAAATATTTCATATACTTCCAAATCGTTGCTTGTTTTTAGATAAAAATATACATGCACATAAATAAATAAAACGATACAAAATATTAACAAGTTTAGAATTACTTTCATTTACTTATATGCACCTTTTTTTTTTCTAATCGTTGAACGTTTATTTTATTATAGATGCAAGTATAAATTTACACATACTTTCTGACTCTAATTTATAACTCATCATTAACAATTTATTTTGATTAATTTCTAGTTTAACCTCTTTTGAAACTTTACTAAAAGCACTCATAATCTTAATATACTTTAAATTATAAGAAACACATATATTATTATCTTCAATAATAGAATAGTCTATTAAACTCATATCATCTAGACTAAGTATTGCAGTCATACATCCATATTCTCCTTCTGTTTTTAAATTTACGTGTTCTTCGGACAAATCAAATGTCAAATCATTATTGAATGTTTCTAACTGACTTACAAGTTCTGTAAATTTTTTAGAAGTCATATAAATTTCAACATCTGTTTCTTCGTTCGAGATATGATGTACCTCGTCATTCATATCTATAAGAGGTAATTGAAATAATTTGTCACACGTAGTTTTGCCGCCAACCAAATGCATATTAAGTTTATCCACATTTGTTATGAATAACTCTAGGGTTTGGTCTGATTTGTATGTCGAGAGAACTTTTTGAAAAATACGTACTGATACAGTAAATACCGTTATATCCTGGATTTGATATAAAGAAAACAGTTCTTTGTGTAATTTTATATCAAACATACATATTTTACATTGGTCTGTGCCTTGTATTTGTAATCCTGTATTACCTACACGTATAGATACAATATCGGTCAAATGTAGCAAATTTGTAAAAATAACATCCATTTTAGCTACTATTTTAGGATCTACAACCACAAGTTTCATTAATATATATAATTGGTTTACTTTATGTATATTATATGTAATTATTCATTTGAACTTTCGCTATCAGAATGTCCTTCTGATATAGTTCCTTCTATATCTAATTTACTAAAAGTTGGTTCTATTTTTGTGACCTCTTCTGTTCCATCTAGTTTTGATTTATTGATATTAGATTTGATTATTTGTAATTGTTTCAATATATTTTTGTTTTGTGCACTCAAAGACGCGTTGCTAGTTTCTGCAATAGTAAGTTTTTGAGTAAGTTCCTTAACATCTGTTTCTAAAGAACGAATACGTAATTCATGATCTTTTAAAATTTCCAAAGGATGCGGTATCTTAGGAGGCGGTTTACTTTGCTGTACGTTTGGACCTTTTCCAGAATCAGAGGTTTGCACGGGCTGACTACCACCGCGTCTTCTTTTAGCCGCAGACAACGAAGAATTTCCACTCATAATATTATTTGAAATGATTAATTTATTAAATTAAATACGCATTTTCATATTTACCGGTTCGTGATGTTCATATCCGTCAATTATAAAATCAGAAGTATCATAGTCTTCTATTCTAGTTTTTTTTTCTTTAAATGAAATGGTTGGAAATGCATAAGGTTTTTTTGTAATTTGTTGTGAGAGAGACTCTAAATGATCATCGTATATATGACTGTTCCCTAAATAATACACAAACTCATATGCATTTAACCCACAATGATGGGCAAGTAAATGTGTTAAAAAACAATATGAAGCAATATTGAAAGGAACACCCAGTCCTACATCACCACTCCGTTGATATAAACTACACGATAAATTGTTGCCAATTACATTAAATTGACACATAATGTGGCACGGAGGTAAACTCATTTCATTTAACTGACAAGGGTTCCAAGAAGACATAATAATACGTCTTGAGGTTCTTTTTTCAGGGTCAGAAAGACGGTCGATAACATACTGTAATTGGTCTATTCCTTTACCAGAATAATCTGCATCTTTATTAATATAAGGTGCATTAAAATGTCGCCATTGATGTCCGTATATAGGACCCAAATCATTTGATTCTAAATGATTCAATCCACAACTATCCAGATATGAACGTGTTGATTGACCGTTCCAAATTTTTATTTTTTTCTCTTGTAAAATACCATTATCAGTACTACCTGTGATAAACCATAACAATTCATTTAGACATGTTTTCCATGCCAGTTTTTTTGTTGTCAAAAGTGGTATAGTATTATTTTCTAGTGTAAAATGCATTGCAGAACCAAATACCGCTTTGGTATTTCCGTTACGACCCTCTTGCATTTCGCCTTCATTTAAAATATCAGAAATTAGATGTAAATACTGATTTTCATCATGGTAAGAACCATCCTGATTTTTTTTATTCTGTTTTACGATATTCTTAAGCATATTTGTATATGTATAATTCAATTTCTTTTAATTTCTTTTTATAACTCATATGGAAAGTACAAACGATGTGTTAAAAACAGGTAAAATAATAAATCAAGGATTCTTTAACACAGTTTTTAACATGGACGGAGACAGCAAAGCGGAAATGCTTAATCTGGTTCAATACATTATAATTGCAATCATACCGTGTGTATTTATTCTTAAATCTGTGAGATATGTAGTCCCTGAAGAAGATGACTCAAAAGGATCTATAGAACTTTTGGCAGAAATTGTAGTACAAATCGTATATATGATTTTAGCCATATATTTTTCAAATAAAGCAATTAAATACATTCCAACCTATAGCGGTGTAAAATATGTTAGTGAAGGTGATACTACCAATTTCTTATTACCGTTTATGATTTTATTGTTAACTATGCAAACCAAAGTAGGTGCAAAAGTAAATATTATTTTTGAAAGAATAATAGATATGTGGAACGGTAGAAATGAAAACACCTCCTTGAATAAAAACGAAGTTAAAGTGACACAACCATTAGCAGGACAATACCAAAATAGTCAGACAGAAAACTTGAATAATATGCAGTTGTTACCGAGTAATCAAAATGTATCTATGCAAATACCAAATATACAGCCGCAACAGAGTCCTGATTTCAATCAAATGTACCAACAACAAGATACATCTATGCCAGGAGCAGCAACACCAGGAATAACAGAACCTATGGCGGCAAATGAACTTGGTGGTGGTGGTGGTTTTAGTAATTGGTAAATAAATGTATGTGTCTCATAAAATCATATTTATTAAAACTAAATATGATTTTATTATATTTTTTATAAAATTATTCGCGACCGGCGCTTCTGGCGGCCTGCATGTGCATAGAAGCGGACCGTGAAGCCGCTTCTGCAGCAGCTTGTGACCGCGCAGCAGCTCTTGATGCAGCTGCAGCAGCAGCACGCGATTTAGGTTCAGATGCAGACCGGGAGGCAGCTTTAGATTTGGAGGCAGCTTTGGATGCTTCGGCAGCAGCGGATTTAGCCGCCGAACGCGATGCACTTGCTGCACTTGCAGCTGCACGTGCCGCACCACGAGACATAGCACTTCCTCCACCCATACGCGACCGAGAACGAGAACGACCCTTAGAACGACCCATAGAGTATGCTTTACGAGTACTTCCCATTATATATATAGTAAAGATTTTTTTATAAAAAATTGTATTCTTAATATTTACCAAATAATATCTGTATTATGCCAATACATATTATCTTTTTCCTTAATATTCCATAATCCCACGAAAATCTTAATTCTGGCTAAAGGACAATTTGTTCTATATTTATTGAAAGGATGTGGATTTATTTTTAATTGACTTTTTAACGCATTCTTATATATTTTCTGTCGATTATCAATTGCAACGTATACGTAAAACATTTTATATGAAAGAAAAGATAATTGTTCTGGATATTGTTTTAGTTTATGATACAAATGTAAATATTTCGTACAAATTGCTAAACCTGAAATATCCGCTAAATTCTCTCCAGTACTCAACGTGCCATCTAGTTTTATACCGTCCCTCGCGGCGGCCGTTTCATATTGGTTTACCACATCCTTTATTTTTTCATTAAATTTTTTTCTATCACCTGGCGTCCACCAGTTTTTCATATTCCCTTTATAATCATACTTACTTCCCATATCATCTAAACTATGACTCATTTCGTGTGCTACAGTATATCCAATCGTACTCAATAATCTCTCAATTCCTCCACTTACGCTAGTATCTATAAATGGTTTTTGTAAATATGCCAACGGCACACAAATATTATTTTCACTTGGCGTGTAAAATGCATTAACAATATAGGATTGTTTCCCAGTCATTTTAAAAGAACTCCAATCTATACGCGAATATTCAATTGTTGGTTTGCCTTCTCGTTTAAGCATTTCATTATACCTCCATTTAGTTATTTTTAACATATTCCCCCAAACGTCTTTTGGGTCATAACTAATGTTAGGGTCTGATTGAATTTTTTTAGGACGAGAAAGAATTAGATATATTTTTTGTAATTTAAGTAAAGCATACTTTTTAGTAGATGGAGAGAGCCAATTATTCTTTCTAATGGTATCTTTAAAAACCGACAATAAATCGTTACACAATATTTCTACAATTTTAAGGGTATCTTTATCTTCATTGCGTTCAACATATTCATCCGTCAAAAATTCGTTGTAACATAAGGACATAGGTATAATAGGTCTAAGTCTTTTCGGTAATATTTCTTGTGAACCTTCAACATAATGTTTGAAGAAATCATAATATAATACATCCATTTTTGAATCAAACCTAATCATTTGTTTTAAATACATATATTTGTAGTATGTTATCCATTTTTTAGTTTTCCAATTTTTAGTTAGTTCTTTCATAATACATCTTAAGTAATCAGGATTTCCTGATATATAAAAAGATGGTGTATAATCAAACCCTACTTTTTTCGAAAATGTTTTCCAGTCCAATCCATATTCGGATGATTTGGCAGTAGACACTTTACTGTAATATTCTGTTGAATCGCTAGTATCACAACCCATAGCATCTAACATTATGTTCTCTATTTCCCAAATATCTGCCGCATCTAATCCATGATGTGCCCCTAAACATTGATGAAACAACTCCTCTATAAAGGATAGATATTTATCTTTAAAATCACGTTTAAATTTTCCATCTTCCGAATTATCATTTGGGTCAGCAACATATATAGTATAATCATATATTGACAATTGTGGTTCATTCACTTTAGCTCTGCACGCAGCAACATTTTTTTCATCTATATCCACTATGAATGATACAGGTGATTGCCAAGAAATAATTTCGTTTGTATTTAAATGAGCTAATAAATCTAGCAAAGTACCGCTATCTACAAGGTGATCAATATCATTCATCGATTTTTCGATATGACCTTTTAATATTCTAGTGTCATCGTGTAAAATAGAATTATATAACGCTTCAATATTCTTTGATTTGTGTGTGTGTTTGGTTTTGATGTATTCGTCAACTATATCCATAAGTTCGAAATTTACCTTTTCTTGAACTGTACGAAAATTGTCGATTTGTGTGTAATAATTGTCTTCTTTTACATTTTTTTCTTTACTTAGCCAACCGTAATTAATATAGGTGTAAAAATCTTTTTTTGGATCAAAATCTTTTGATACTGGAATAAAATGTTGTGCTATATCGGCATTTTTTAGATTTTTTAATTCATGTTTTCCATCTAAAATACTCTTAAAATAATCCAAACAAATACCAGTATTTGTTTGTTTACGAGTTTTAGATAAGTTTTTCTGTTTTTTTTTATTACGACTACTAGGCATATATATATAAATATATAAGTTTAATAACTTAATTTTTTATAGTTTCTTGAATAATCGTTGATTTTGCTATATTTCTAATAATCTTATTTTCATTGTTATGTTCTTGCACGTTACACATCAAATTTTGTACTAATTTAATATATTCATCTTTACCTTTTTCGCTGTTCGTCCATTCTGGATTATGTAATTCCCATTCCGAAATAGCCAATCTGTGTTTTTGTGCTATATCCCCTATCGCATATTTTATTTTTTCTTTTCCATTATCTTTTTCCCATTCGTTATTGTTTTTGATATACATCGTTTCTCTCTTTATATCGGTGCAGTGTATGGGTCTTTTATACGTATCTAGTTCATTTAACCCATTTATAAATACACTCCGTATTCCTTCTATAAGTCCATTATTTTTTACGTAATCAATGTCGTGCAATTGTATTTTGAGAGAAATCAAAAAATCCGACATATTAATAGCATCTTTGCATTGCTCATTTAAAAATACATTAATATTCAATTTATTATTGTTGTTATTGCCTATCTTTGGTATTAATTCATTTATTATTTTATTTTGGTCACGTAATTGTTCTGCCTGTGTTTTCATATGTGTCATTAATTCTTTCACAATAACAGACATATTCGTATCCTCTGTATCGGTTATCTCTTCTTGAACCTTACATTTTTTCTTATGTCTCCATAATCCAGACCGTTGTTTGTACTCACGGTTACACGTATCGCATATAAATTTTAATGGGGGGTGCATATTTGTTGGTTGCCGTTTTGTTGCTTCCGTTGCCTTTTTATGTTTTGCAGTCATAATATGCTGGGTCCATAATGATTTTCGACTACATATATAGTCACAATAATTACATTCATATGGAGGTTGCATATTATCTGCATATTTTTGTTGCTTAATATGCATTTATATAGCAATCAGAAAATATGCACTTAAGCTGTTTTTCCATATTTTTAAAAATATGGAAAAAATGTGTGTTACATTATCTTACCAAAAATGCAGTCATATTTAATCTATGTATATTTTTTATTTTTTTTCCATTTTTCAAAAAAAATTTCATAAATCCAAAAATGGACATGTCCAAAAAGATAAAACTGAAAATTTTTTTGAAAAAATAAAAGGTTAAATATAAGTAATGACAGATATGGATATGGATATGGATATGAAAAAATTATTGAATGCTTTGGATAACAATAAACATGAAAAAATACTATCTGAAACAACAAAACAAATTGAAGAAAGCAAAGAAAAAATACTATTAAATCTTCAATTATCAAAATCAAAACATAATGAAATTATGAAGAAACTAAAATTATACCAATTTGTAGATGAGTTACCTGATATGAAATACGGTAGTTATGTGCGATGGATAAATATAAGTAACGCAGAAAGATTACATTTAACAAATGGAGGAATTGTATGTGAAATAAAAGTTGGAGAGAAAGGTATCATAATAGTTTGTAGAAATAATATGAACCGTTTTTTTCAATTCAATATGAATGAAGTCTTGATTTTTAGAAAAATGAGTAACCACGAATTGATATTATTATCAGCATTAGATTATATTAGCGAATCAACTTGATTTTCTGGTATTTTTTGGAAGGGATATTGTACGCTTTGTTTTCTTTGACAACGTCCTTTTATTTTTTTTAGGTAAAATAAATCTAGCTTTTTTTCCACATTTTACATTTCATGAAACGAGTGATTTTTTACGAATAACACTATGTTTACATACTCCAACAGGATTCTCTACGGTTGTCTTAATATTATTGATGCATCTACACAATTTATTTGCTAAAATATCGGTTGCTTTTTGTTTTAATTCGCGCTTTGTTAATTTATGTGTGTTTATATCATAAAATTTCAGAATTACTTTATAATCTTGTTCATCCAAAGCATACGTCATTAATATATATATTTGTTATTTTATTCGTTCATTTCTCAGGGTTATATACGGTTTAACCATAACTCCATACCGATTGTAAGTATCGTGTCAATTGTAACATAAAGCAAGTAGATTATCGATATGATTATGATTTAAATGATGAGGTACAATTTTACTAAATACTGAAGAACAATATCCAAACGTATTAGATTGACGGATTATAATAGAAATAAACATTCTATATTTTGTAAACGTATTTTTTTTATTCTCTCTAAAACCTATGGAAGTCTCTAATACAATCGTAGTATTTGACCTAGATGAAACCCTAGGTCATTTTGTAGAAATAGGTGTATTCTGGGATGCTTTGCAAAAAGTATATGGACCACAAGATTCTTATCATTTCTTTGAAGTGATGGATTTATTTCCAGAATTTTTAAGACCAAACATCATAGATATTTTATCTTATTTATTAGAACAAAAATCACAGGGATATTGTGATAAATTGATGATATATACAAATAACAATGGTCCTAAATCATGGGTTGAGAGTATAACCTCATATTTTAACTATAAATTGAATACAACTGTGTTTGATAATATTGTAGCAGCATTTAAAGTTAATGGAAAAACCGTGGAATGGTCTCGTACTACAAATGATAAAACTGTAGATGATTTATTAAAATGTAGTAACCTCCCATCCAACGTGCATATATGTTTCATAGACGACCAAGAACACCCGCTTATGTTGCAGTCTAGTGTATATTACATTAATGTAAAACCATTTCATTATTCATTTAAGTATAAGGATATGATAGAAAGATATATTAATGCGTTTAGTAGTAGAATCGTAGATGTACAATCATTTACTTACATTATGAAATATTACATGACACAATCCTATTATGAGGTACGTGTTAAAAGCATACCAGAGATAGATTTGGATAATGTAATTAGTAAACAGCTTTTACTTCAATTAAAAGATTTTTTTATTCATACACGCAAAGAAAAAAAATTACAAGTTATAAAACATAATACCCGCAAAAATAATATTAATGACTAGAAAAACAATAACAATAACAAGTATAAACATATGCATATATAGAGTCTTACATGGATGATATTGTATATACCACGTATTTTGCAACAGATGAAAACATTAAAGCCTCCGTGGACGCAGTATTACATGATGATACAGATGCTATCATTCGTCTAGCAAATGATTCGTTATGCAGTTTTGAAACAGTTACAAATATGTCTATGTGGGACACAAGTGAAGTAACCAATATGGATAATTTATTTGCGGAATATACTAATTTTGATGCGACAAATCCATATCATATAGACAAATGGGATGTAAGCAACGTGACTTCTATGAATAGTATGTTTTATAATTGTTTGAATGTTAATAGCGATATTAGTGGATGGAATGTAAGTAATGTTACAGACATGAGTAATATGTTTATGTTTTGCGATGATTTCAATAAAAATATTGGTGGATGGGATGTAAGTAATGTTATCGATATGAGCTATATGTTTTCTGGATGTAAGGTATTCAATCAAGACATTAGTAAGTGGGATGTATATAATGTAATTAATATGGAATGCATGTTTGATGGATGTAGTACGTTCAATCAAGATATTGGAAGATGGAATTTGAAAAATGTCGCAAACGTGGACGGTATGTTTGATGGATGTATTGCATTAAATCCACCTTATCTCCGTAATTGGCGTGATAAAGGTGAAATGTTATTCTTAAGATTGTTGCTTTGTTACTTCATCCTCCGCATAATATCCACCGTCCACTAAATTTTGGGTATACGATTGTCCTCCCCAATTTGTGTCCATAGGATTTGGACTTGTTTTTGATTTTGTATCATTATACATTTGATCTAGAGGTGTATTGAGTCCTATATATTGGTCGTGTCCATCAAATCCAGGGAAAGAGTTTTCGTTGTAAGGTGTGTCATCTCTACCAGCATCAAATAATTTTGTGATGGGTTGTTGTGTTCCAACCGTTTTGTTTGGTAACCCTCCTTGCAAATCGGTAGGAGAAGGTCTTGCACTGTACACAGGATTTCCTTGTGCGTCGTAGGATTCTTGTAAAAATAGAACAGGACACCGGATGCCTTGACTGCGTTGCCATTCAGTAAATTCAACATAGTCTTCTAAATTATTGAATGTAACTGGATTTACACCAGGTACTTTAGCAATTTCAGAGTTGTAGAGATAAAACTCTTTACCTTTTTGAATTAACATGTTAGGACAACGATATGGAACGGTATCATTAAATCCTTCTATTTTGGTAGGCGTAGGACAACTACAATAATAAAGGCCTAATATAAATACAAAAAATATAAATATTAGTTTTGCGTTCATATATAGTTAAACTAGAAAATACTTTAACCACTATATTATCTAACGTGTATTATAATAGCATGTTGTTTGCTAAATTAAAGGTCGGTCAAGAGGATGAATGTGATAGATTATTATCCTCTTCTAAAACGCTTTTGCGGTATCATTCACCAAATTGTGGACATTGTATAGATATGGAACCCCAATGGGATGCTTTGCAACACGATAAATTACTAAAAGATACTAATATTGCTGTAGTAGATGCCCATGTAGGTATTGCCGATAGATTGAAACACAAAAGTGGTATGGATGTAAAAGGTAAGGGAGTTCCAACGATTTATTTCATTGATGGAGATAATATTACAGAATACGACGGTGCAAGAAAAACAAGAGATATTGCTGATTTCGCTTTGAATGGATTAAGACAATCTTCAAGCACAAAGTATGGAGGCAAACGTAAAAATACCAGAAGAAAAAAATCATATAAAAAGAAATCGCGACGCGCTCACCGTAATAAACGTATACGTCGCAGCAAACGAAAATAAGATTATTTTAATAATACTATTATATATTATGAAAATAATTTTCAACTCTCATATGAGAGCGTTGTTATTTTTATCAGTATGCATACCTACACGTTTGTATCTGGCTTATTTACCTTTAGAATTGCCGGTTAAATGGCTACCTGTATATGGGTTAATATTTATTTTACAGGCTGTCTCTTTTAGCGTATTGTATTTTACGAATTCACGTCTGAAAGCAGGCGAAGGTGGTGGCGAAACGTGGTGGGCGCCTTGGAGAATAGTACATGCATCGCTATTGCTTGCAGGAGGTGTAATGTTGCTTCGTAAAGACAAATTGGCGGTGGTTCCTCTTACGATTGATCCGTTGATAGGAACAGTATTTTTTATGATGAATCGAATATAAGTATATTTATTTATATATATGTCCGATAATATAATATTATTAAGACATTATATTTTTATTGATCCAAATGACATATTTTGCAATATTAATGAAAATAACATTTTAATTGAAATTCAAAAAAAACATACACAAAATTATACTAATGGCGAAATTATAAAATATTATGGATACAAAGATATTGTCAATTTATTAGAGAAATATGATGATACTTTGTGTAAATTATTTTTAGAACTTAATTGTAATTATCCCGCGTTGTTAGCAGATATTGGAAGATTAGTTATATTATATACATATGGAGGAATATATCATGATTTAAAATGTATGTCAACCAAAAAAATGATTGATTATTTAAAGCCAGTATCGAATGACATAGAATTAATTGGTGAAGAACATCCAACACCGAAGTTTAGTTATAAGGTTAGAAATGGAAATATAGTTGCTTTACATAAAAATAGCAATTTTATAAAATCCGTTCTAAAAAAAATTACAAAAGATTTACAACAAAACAAAAATGCTTTTGGACGTACGAAAGTATTTGAAATTGGTAGTGGGAATTATATAAATTCATTCTTAAATAATACTAACCAAAATATTTACATATATCCATTTATAAATGAACGTATGTTAATATTTGACCGTGAGATATATTCAAAAAATGGCAAAAAATGGCAAAATACGGAAGAATTTTTATTTAAAAATCATAAATAAACATAACGCGCGTAAATGTTTATATAATGTATGTTTAAACATATGTTATAAAGATAATTTAATTATAATTTATAATTTAAAATTTATAATGAGATTCAGGTAATGTATCTTTGCTTCCTTTTTGTAGTAGTTTCAATAGACAAATTACTCCAAGAGAGAAATAGAAAAAGAAGTGGAGGAAATTATTATGTTTTGTTATGAGCGGGTAGAACAGTTGTTGAATGAGAATGAAAAAGAACTACACAAGCTATCTGCACGATTATATAAGGAGAAGATGTTAGATAAATCATATTTTAAGATGAAAAAAATCTAATGGAATATGTATATGAAGACAAAAAGACATAAACTTAAAAATAACAAAACAAAAAAACACATATATGCCGGGGATAGTATGTTACCTTATAGTATACATAAAGTAACAATATTATCTTATAAACCATTAGAATCTTGTATTACACTTAAAAAAATTTTTGGAAATGCGTTGGGGGATATAGAAAGTCCGCCAGATACAGAGTTGTCAAAACGCAATATTAAATGGATGCGATTTAAACACGGGTTAAGAGCAGAATTGCATTTTGTGGAACCGTTTAATCTTAAACATACTAGATTATTGAGAACTATGGTTGAGGAAGAAAATATTAACAATCCACAGGAAAGCCAGTTATTTGAAAATCATATAGGAATGTATGTTCCTGATTTAACAAATATAATTATAAATGTATTATCTATTGATGAAAAATATATCGTGACAATGAGGGAAGACGGTCTGTACCAGTTATATATAAATTTACCTTATGCATTAGATTATTTAGAAGTAGATAGTTTAAATATTGACATAGCAAAAATACAAAAAATGTTTCCATCATTTAAAGTAACTAGTTTTTATGATAATACACATTTTGTTTCAAAATTAGAAAAACAATATTCACAGCCATCAAAAGTGGGATTTTATGGTGACCCTAATCACAATGGTTTACCACGAAAGGTTATAATTGCGGAGAATGGTGTTGTTTTTGTAACTGGGAGAGATACAAAAAAAGGCAAAGTATGGAATGTGAAAGGGGTAGTAGATGACCGAGGCAACGCAACGATAGATTTTTCTCCAAAAGGAGGACCAAAAAATCTCGATGCATATATAACAACCAAAGAGGTAACGTTTGGTGACGGGAATGTTTGGAAAAGAAATACCAAAATCAAATCTATATAATAATATATATAATAATATATACTATTATATAAATGCAATGGCAAGTAATAGCAACATTCAGTGCGTGTTTAATCGGTATATATAATACAATATTAGAAGGAAATGGGAAAATATTCAAATCAGACCTAACCGCAAAATTAGCACACATGATGATGATTTTAATAACCGCTGGTATATTTGCTTTTGGTGTGTTTATATATTTATACACTACGCAAGACAAATCTATGGGAAAAGCATTATCGGTGGTAAAAACAGGCACTTGGAGGATTTTTGTGCCAGCCGCAATAATGATTACATATATGTTTTTAAATCTTAGGGCGTTATCTGAAGGGGGTGGGGTAGCTATGGCGGTTATCAACCTTAATGTAATTATACCAATATTAGGGGGTTATTTTTTATATAATGATAAGATAGATGCTACTATAATTATCATGGTCACCCTAATCACAATATTAACAGCATATACATCATATCATAGCTCACAAATAAACAAATAATATGGTAATAACAAATATGTAATAATAGAAAATTGAATTAGATATTATTACAGTACTATTGGTATACAGAGTGGTATGACCGTTCAAAAGATAAAATTACTCACGTTCAACGATTATGATTATGAAGATAATACCGGCGAGTTTCTTCCTTGTACTGAACGACCTTATATGGTTCAAATGTTTGGTTTAAATACTACAGGTGAATCTTGTTCTGTATTAGTTACAGGATTTACACCATTCTTTTATGTAAGAGTATCGGATGATTGGAACGTCCAACACAAGCAAAAATTGGTTACGGAAATGTATAAACATGTAAAATCAAAGTACTTTGATAATACGATTGTGAAAACTACCCTTATTAAACGAAAAAAAATATACGGGTTTAATGCGGGTAAACAGTGTAAATTTGTAAGGATTGATTTTGTAAATCAGCAGGCGATGCGTAAATTTAAAAACCTGTGGTATAAATACAAAACAGAAGAACGATATATTACAACGTTTAAATGTTGTGGATTTGATACAGAATTATACGAAGCACAAATACCACCGTTGTTGAGATTATTTCATATAAAAAATATCAAACCATCTGGATGGATCAGTATACCGTTGAAACATGCAATTGTCACCTCTAATGAATCTACATCATGCAAATACGAAATAACCATCGATTATCAAAGGATTATGTGCGACCAAGAAAATGAAACGCGAGTTCCATATAAGATTGCTAGTTTTGATATTGAAGCATCCAGTAGTCACGGTGATTTCCCTCTTGCTAAAAAAAATTATAAAAAATTAGCCCAAGATATGGTAGATGTATGGAACGACTATGAAGATAGTACCGCACATAAAATAGATAATATTATAAAAACAGCATTCGGATTTGCATTTGACCCAGTATTCAACGTAAATATGGTGTATCCTATGAAACCTCCTACAGAAAAAACACTAGATGGATTAATAGATAAGTTACATAGTACGATATTACAAAAAGATGATACCAATCTTGACGATAATGAATATTTTACGGATGAAAGTGACGAAGAAGAAGGCCTTGAGAATGAACCTTTATTGCAAGATAACCCAGTCGAAGAAAATATATATAATAGGAAAAAACAAAAAAAAATAGTGCATGGAGTGAAGATAACGGAATTACTTAGTAGTGATACATATGACCGTGATACAAAGATAAACACCATTACCAATACTTTAACGTGTATGTTTCCTCCACTTAGAGGAGATGAAGTTACTTTTATTGGAACCACATTCTGGAAATACGGAGATACCGAACCTTATTTGAATCACTGTATTGTAGTAGGCACGTGTAACGATTTAAAAGAAGTGAAAAATGCAGTAATAGATACATATGCAACAGAGAAAGAAGCGATGTTAGCATGGACGCAACTAATTACAAAAGAAGACCCTGACATCGTTACAGGCTATAATATTTTCGGATTTGATTATCCATTTATGTACGCGCGAAGTAAAGAATTAGGTATTACACCGGAATTCTTAAAATTATCAAGAAATGCGAATGAGATATGTTGGAAGAAAGATTGGAAAACAGGAAAGACTAATATAGAAGAAAATACTATTGTGATTGCATCCGGTCAACATGACCTTAAATACATTAAAATGAATGGACGTCTCAACATCGATATGTATAATTTCTTTCGACGCGATTATAATTTAACCAGTTACAAGCTGGACTATGTATCGGGATATTTTATAGGCGATTATGTGAAGTCCATTACACGCGAAAATGGTAATACGAAGGTAATTAGTAAAAATTTGTCTGGACTAGAAGTAGGGTCTTATATTAGTTTTGAGGAGCAGTCTCATACGGTAGATGCTTATAAAGATGGACTAAAATGTAAAGTATTAGAGATAGACATATCAACAAACTCATTTTTGATAAATGGTGTAGAAACACCAAATATGAATAAAAAGGTACGTTGGGGTCTTGCCAAAGACGATGTAACCCCTCAAGACATATTTCGTATGACCAACGAAGGTGCAAATGAACGTTATAAAATTGCGAAATATTGTATTCAAGATTGTAACCTAGTGCATTATTTAATGAATAAAATAGATGTAATTACTGGATTTATTGAAATGGCGAGTTTATGTAGTGTACCTATGGAGTTTTTAGTATTGCGTGGACAAGGAATCAAGTTGACTAGTTATATTGCAAAAAAATGTCGTGAAAAAGGAACCCTTATGCCGGTGTTGGATAAGGGGAATAGTAATGATAGTTATGAAGGAGCAATTGTATTACCACCTAAGCGTGATTTATATCTAGATGACCCTGTAGCGTGTGTAGATTATAGTTCTTTGTATCCGTCTTCTATGATTAGTGAAAATATTTCACCAGACAGTAAAGTCTGGACGAAAGAATACAATTTGAAGGATGAGCTACTAGAAACACACGGCGTTCAAGATGAAGAAGGCAATTTTATGTACGATAATCTAGATGGGTATAAATATGTTAACATTACGTATGATACATATCAATGGCGTCGTAAAAACAATAATCCAAAATCTGCTATGGAAAAGGTGAAAGTGGGTTATAAAACGTGTAGGTACGCGCAATTTCCAAACGATGAATTAGGGATTTTACCAGCTATTTTAAAAGAATGTTTAGCTGCTAGAAAGTATACCAGAAAACAGATTCCTTTGCAAACCGATGACTTTATGAAAAACGTTCTAGATAAAAGGCAGTTGTCTATCAAACTTACCGCAAATTCAATCTACGGTCAAACCGGTGCAAAAACAAGCACATTTTACGAGAAAGACGTCGCTGCATCTACTACTTCTACGGGTCGTAAGCTATTGTTATTTGCGCAACGTGTAATTGAAGAAGGGTATCACAATAGAGTGGTTCCTACAAAACAATATGGCGATGTAATGACGAATGCGGAATATGTATATGGGGATACAGATTCGGTATTCTTCAAGTTTAACTTAAAAGAATTAGATGGAACACCGATTAAACATAAAAAGGCACTTGAAATAACGATTGAATTAGCAAAACAAGCCGGAAATCTAGCAAGCATGTTTTTAAAAAATCCACACGATCTTGAATATGAAAAAACATTTCTCCCCTTTTGTCTGCTTTCTAAAAAAAGATATGTAGGAATGTTGTATGAAGATAATCCAGATGAGTGTAAACGTAAATCTATGGGTATTGTACTAAAACGTAGAGACAACGCACCGATTGTAAAAGAAATATATGGTGGAATCATAGACATTTTAATGAAAGACAAAGATATTGAAAAAGCTTCTGAATTTTTACAAAAAAATATTAAAAGTCTTGTAGAAGGAGAAGTACCAATATCTAAATTAATCATCACAAAGTCTCTGCGTGGTAGTTACAAAAATCCGAAACAGATAGCCCACAAAGTTCTTGCAGATAGAATTGGTAGAAGGGACCCAGGCAATAAACCTAGTGTTGGTGATAGGATACCCTTTGTTTATTTCAAAAATGACAATAAAAAGGCTCTTCAAGGAGATAGAATAGACAATCCCTTATATATTGAAGAACAAGGATTAGAAATGGATTACGCACATTATATTACGAATCAGATTATGAAACCGGTCCAACAGGTATTTGCGCTAGTATTAGAGAAAATGAAAAGTTTCAAGAAAGCAAAGGGTATTACCCTAAGAAGTTGGTACAAACAGCTAGAGGATTTAAAAATGAAATTTCCAGATGAAGAGGTATATGAAAAAAAAGTTGACATCTTAAGAAACAAAGAGGTAAAATCATTATTGTTTGACGATTATTTAATAAGAATAATAAACAAACGCAAGGGTAATTCTACAATTGAAGACTTCTTTTGTGTAGTTTAATTTATGTATAGTAATACTTTCAAATATATGATTTATTTTTATTGCACCTTTTAACATTTCAAACGTAGACTTTATATAATACAACGAATAACTTCATCATTTTTAAGTCTAATTTTTAATTCCATACTATAATTTTTATAATATTACGCCGGCCGCCAAAAGAAAAATGAGACAAAATGTTTGTAAAAATAAACAAAATATCAGCATATTACTTTCTTTCGGTATTTATAACTATGGGTCTAATAGTCGTTTAACTATTATGAAGAAATTTCTTACCACGACAGAATATGTGTGGTCTTCTTCATTTATTGATATAATTTGTTTAGTTTTACTTAAAATTGTTTAATAGTGAATTATCCAAAATTGTAAAGTTGATTTATCATTTGATAGTTTTATCTTCAAAATTTGAATTCCATAATTTTTCATATTTTTCAATACTATTAATATTTGTGAAATATATGCTTTTACCATTATCATCATAACCGGTCCCACGTCCAATTAGACCTTGTATTACAACTGCATCATCTGGTGATTTTGTAAAACGTTCATAAACAATACCTAAATATTTTTTATTTAATGTTTTAGCACATCGTAGTTTTTCTTTGATAAATATAAACGTATGTTTCTTTGGTTTAATCATTAAAATTTTATTGATATCTTTAATATCACTTTCTTTATCATATGTATGATAATGTATATCTTCACTTATAAATTCTTTTAAATTTTCAATTACTGTATCAGACATATATCCGTTCTGTGTTCGTATAATATGATATAATGATTCTTCATATTTATTAATTTGTGTTTTTAATTCAATAATATTGTTTGAAATCATTTCTTTATTTACTTCACCAGTTTTTTATCACATCCACATAAATCCTTATATTGAAAAATACGTCCTTGATTTTTAAGTCAAAACAACTTGTGTATCCTTGTCCTGGTTCCATTTTAATTTTTAAAGCATTCCCACCCCAATTCATCAAGTCATAAATAGTTCCATCAGGTGTTGCTGTAAACTCAATAATTTTAATATTGTTTTTTAGTAAGTTTTGTTTATTATAAAATCCTGCTTCACTAAATGCTTTATATAATGTTTGATTTTCTTTGGCAGCAATCTGGATTTCATCAATAATAACCAAAACATTTTTTTTATTCTTAATATTATCAACAAACTTATTTGTTAAATTATCACGATGAAATACGCGTTCTTGTATTGACTTAGGCATTCGGTTTATTGTTTGTTCTACCCATTCACGACTACTTAATCCAGTAATAATATATATATTTTTAATAGGTATAAGATTTGTCGTATCATTTAGGTAAATTTTAATTAATCCACTCATAGTTCCAGTTTTACCAGATTGTGTTAATGCTACAATCATAATATTGATAAGTTTTTTGTTATGTAAATTAGATACAATTGATAAAGAACATTCTTCTTGATTATCATAAATAATAGATTCACCCTTTAATTTTTTATTATCTATTTCCAGAAGAACTATATTTTTTGATTTTTTCAATACCATTTGTTCTGTAACATCATAATCAATACGAATACGTTTTGTTAATTCCACATTTATTTCCATTGTATGTCGATTATTATTTTTATGATTATTATTTAAAATTGAAATAATAATCATAAAACTAAATCATAAAGAAAATAAAACTAATTTAAACATAATAGGTGGAGTATTATAATATGACCGAATTGCACACAAAAATAGATGAACTTATGAGACAATATCAAGATGATGAATATATTATGAATAGACTTAGAACGTATATATTAAATCATCTCCCTAGCTATCTCTCCACAGCACATGTGACGCATGAAGAGCGAAATAAAAGGAAACAAAATCTCTCTGTAACAGGTGACAAATTTATAGAAGAGTTTCATGCGGAAAATAACTATTATTATTGCAGTAAACAAGAATTATTTGTAAAATATGATGGTCTTCATTTCAAACAAGTCAGTGAGGATGACGTACAACATCAAATATTAACTACGTTAACTAAAAAAAGTGAGTTGCACGCGTGGAAACATAAACTGAAAAATATTATTATTAAAATGTTGAAAGATACGTCTCCTCTCTCTGCCATTCCAGATTCTATTACAATACAAGATGTTTTAAAAAAACTTACGCCGAAGTTTATGTTAACTAAAAATTCAGCGAAACATTTTTTAGTAGCGGCGGGGGATTGTATTCGCGGCAATAAGGAGAATACATACATTGTACCAAGTGGATTGAAAGGTTTAATGCGAGAGATAGAAAGCACATACTATAATTTCTTTGGTATTTCAAATATACTTTCCAATTTCAAATTGAAATATTACGGACACGAATATGCAGATACCCGTTTTTTTCATTGTGATATGAGAACGTCAGCTCGTTTTGATAATGCCAATATGTTAGATTTATTGTGTGTAGCTACTCATTATTCGCGTAGGTATGTTAGTGCGGATGTATTTGCAAATACGTGTAACGATAAATCTATGCAAGACAACATATTTTTTGTGAAACATTTGACAGCAGAAACATTAGTTGCAAAGTTTAAACATCATGCCCTTCACAACTCATCTACCGCTATAGTTACAAATAAAAATATGATATTTATTTTGAAAAAATACTTTGATGAACATAATGTACCTAATATAATATTTAATGATGTTTTTGCAAGTGAAATGCTAAAAACAGATGTTAGTTATGACAATACGTCAGACTGTTATATAGGAGTAACCAGTCGATATTTACCTGTCGTGTCTTCTTTTTGTAGTTTTTGGGATAGCCATATGAAAGAAGATTATAATGCCCCTGAACTTGAAATTGATGAGGTCATTTCTCTCTTTCATTTGTCCTATCCAAATTTTAAATCGTATACGGTAGTTACACCAGAATTTATTATAGACCTGTTAAAATATCATGTATCCGGCGAACTATGTATCGATCAAGAAAAATATATCCATAATATTTCGTGTGATTTATGGGATAAAAAAGTAGAAATAGAGATGCTTATGCATACTAGACAACAAGATGGTCTACCACTTTCTTTATACGATGCATATTCGGTGTATGTATCATGGAAAGCCAACGCGCCCACTATGAGTAAACAGTGTTTTGAAAAAATAGCAAGAGAGTTAATTGGAGAGACTATTGATACTAAATGTTAATAAAATTGAATTCATAATGTGTATATATTATACAGATACATAAGATACGAATAACTATAATGACAAATCAGAATAACGATTACTACGAGATGATTAACAATCACCCTCATCCAGAACAGATATTGCCTTTCATCGAGTGTTTGAATACAGAAACGTTTACGTGGCTTAAACGTCAGGCCGGATTTCCAGAAGATTGGGATGCAGTTCAGGTATCTTCTTGGCTTGGTCCGGTGTATGACCGAATTCTGTTTCGGATAAATCGCGATGATAGTTACATAGAGCCTATTATGTATCTAGAAACCATTTATGATAACAGCGTATTGGAAAATGATGTTAATTATTATTGTGTAATGGTACCTATGTATGGATTCAATCAAGAATATATGAGGCATATGTATATTTCGATGCTCAATATAGATATTACGTCTACAGTACAATGGACTGATTACATACATCGTGGAGGACGCGACCGTTTTATGATTCGCATCCGGCGCTATGAACCACATCTTCCACATAATATATTTTCGAATTATCACTAAATATATTATTTACGACGCGATTATTTACGACGCGATTTACGAGATTTTTTTTTAGAAGAGTTTGTATGTTTACACATAATAGTAAATTTACCTTTCACCGGTTTGTACCCTGCTTTTTCTAAACGGCGTGTTTTTCGCGCCTCTGCAGCTTTTCTTTTAGAAACAATTCGTCCCGTTTTTTTATTTTGGTCTAGATCCTTTTTAGTTAACCCACCAGTAGTTTTGTATGCGGTGCCGTGAAAAACCTTGGCCCTAGTTCCAATCAATTCTTCAAATTTGTTTCCGTTTGCGTGATACATACCATCTGATTGTTTTTGTAGTCTTTTACCCATTATACAGTATAATTAGAAAATAAATGTCTAAAACTGGTTTTTTGGAGGACTTCCTGAACCACCAGGCGCACCTTCCCATTTACCAAACGCATTTATCTGCAGAGACTTGTTTATAAACCGAGTTTTACCAGCATTTTGATAGTGTGCGGTTCTTACTAATGTGGCATACAAAAATGGGTCTGTTATTAAAAAAGTAGGCATATTTGTAGTGCCATTAAAAAAATTGGCATTTTTGGTAGTACCATCGGTAGTATTATTACATGGGCATTTATATTTATTTTTATTAGAATTGTACGACATTTATATAATAAGTATATTTTATACAAAATTGAAATACGAAATAAAGGTAATTATAAATTATATCTATCAATATGTCCGACCTCGCAAACAAATACCAGAAAAAATCTGACAGGCAACATGTTCTGGACAATCCAGATACATACACCGGTTCTATGGAATGCACCGACTATCAGTCTTATATATTTGATGACGCAACCAATACCATCATCGCAAAAGAGCTAAATATTATTCCAGGGTTATATAAATTATTTGACGAAGGTGTGGTGAATTGTCGGGACCACCAAGTTAGACAACAGCAAGCAATTCAAAATCAACTAGTTAATGCTCTTCCAGTAACCAATATTAGTTTTACGATTTCAGATGACGACACGATTACTATGACGAATGACGGAAACGGTATTGATGTGGAGATGCACCCGGAACATCAAATTTGGATTCCTGAATTAGTGTTCGGTCATCTTCGGACATCAACAAATTA